GGTTGGTTCCAAACTTATGGACCAGCAGCAGTATTAACTGTAGGAACTGTAGTGCTTGGGCATAATGTAGTGAGATCAGCAACAGTTGCAGGTGGCGTAGCTCCCGCAACAAGCGATATCTTAGATATCGTTGGTACGTGTATGTTGGTTGATGTAACTACTGATTACTCATTAATTAAGCTAAATATATAAGTGGAGGTAACTTATGGCTAATACAGTCACAGGTCCTACTAATCAGCTAGATGGTGAGAAAACTTTAATTGTTTACTGTTCAGTTTATTCCGACGGTAGCGCAAGTAGCACCACCTTGGTTGATGTTTCTGGATTGAATACATCGACATTAAATGGTGAGTCATGCGCTCATGTATCTTTAAATAAGATATGGTACACGGTAAGCGGAGCACCTGATGCACCTGCGTCTTTAGACTGGGATGCAACAACTGATGTAACTTTTTTAACCTTATCTTATGATAATTCTTTTGACTTTAGTACATTTGGAGGATTAAAGAATACCTCAGCATCAGGTTATACAGGGGACGTAGTTTTCGTGATACCCTCTACATCTGATGCAGGTAATGAATACACTGTTTGGTGTGAGTTTTTAAAGTATTACGAAGCACCAGGATCGTAAACAATGGCGACCTCAGGAACTCGTACATTTAGTTTAAATGTAGCGACCGCAATAGAAGAAGCATACGAACTTGCGGGTTTAGAAGCCCGCACGTCGTATGACGCAGTTACGGCAAGACGTTCGTTAAATATTATGTTTGCGGACTGGTCTAACCGTGGCGTACAAATGTGGGAAGTTGCAAAGGTAACTATTACATTAACGGAAGGAACTAGCGAATATAGTATCAATACTTATGATATAGATATTTTGGATGCCTATGTTCAAAAGAGTGTGGGCGGTACACTTACTGATTATCCACTTACCCGTGTTGATAGAAATGAATTTATTGGAATTCCAACAAAGAGCATTAAGGCTCGTCCCACGGAATACTGGTTAGAGCGACTTTTAACCCCTGTGATTCATCTTTATCCTACGCCCGAGAACTCAACGGATAAACTCATTTACTATGCTTGGACAAGAATTGAAGATGCCTCGGCAGCCGTTAATGATTTTGACTTACCCAGTCGATTTATTCCTCCATTAGTTTCGGGTCTAGCTTATTATTTATGTCTTAAGAAGAATACGCAAAAACTTCCGATTCTACAACAGCAATATGAAAAGGACTTAGTTAATGCATTACGTTACGATGAAGATCGGTCTGTAGTACATTTAGTTCCTAGGAGAGAATACATCTAATGGCATATGCATCGGGTAAATACGCCTTAGCGGTTTGCGATACTTGCAGTTGGGCTTATTCATATCGAGTTATGCGTATGAGTTGGACGGGTAATAAAGTATGCCCTGAATGTTATGAGCCTAAAAATCCACAGATTGATCCTGTTTCTGTTGGAGCCGATGCGGAAGCCTTATACCAACCTCGTCCTGAAGTTCCTTTACCGCAGGCTCAATTAGGAAAAGTTACCACAGTTGATCCGTCTGACGCAGTGATTGATGCGACAGGTACTAATATGATGACTTTTACTGACGACCCAATAGGTAGTGTGTTTAGTGGAGAAGAAGGAACAGGTGCGGTAGGTGACTTAACAGTGAGTACAGACTAATGGCAGGTTTTACTTACAGTGGGTTAAAGACAGCAGTTCAGAATTATTTAGATAATGATGAAACTACTTTTACAAGTACCTTAGATACATTTATACAACAAACAGAAGAACGGATCCTTAAGTCCGTACAATTACCTGTGTTTCGCAAGAATGCAACGGGTTCGGGTTCCTCAGGAAATACTTATTTAGCTACTCCAAGTGACTATTTGTCCCCTTATAGTTTGGCGGTTGTGGACGGGGATAGTAATTATACTTATTTATTACTGAAGCACGTGACCTGGATTCGAGATTATACCCCAGCAGTAGCCACAACTGGTGAACCCCTTTACTATGCCCAGTTCGATGATGATACGTTTATATTAGCACCTACGCCAAATAGTAATTTTACCTTTGAATTACATTATTTTTATAGACCTGCGTCTTTAACCGCTGCAGGCGATAGCGGCACCACCTGGCTTTCAACCAATGCCTCTAATGCAATGTTATATGGCTGTTTAGTGGAAGGGACAATTTTTATGAAAGCAGCTCCTGATGAAATTATGGTGTATGACCAAAAATTTAAAGAAGCCTTAGCCACCTTAAAAGCATTAGGCGAATCTAAAGACGTACGGGATGAAGCCCGTTATGATAATATAAGAATGGCTCCTCAGTAATGTTAAAAGAGCCAATCCCCGAATTAGAAGGTAAAAACATAGCTATTCTTGCTATGGGTAATAGTCAATTAGACTATCATAAAATGGTGACTCATAGCAAAAAATTTGACGAAGTTTGGGCTATTAATGCCATGATTGGTGTTTTAAAAAGAATTGATAGAGCTTTTATTATGGATCCAGTTAGTCGCTTTTTTGACACAGAGGACGCAGGCAACATGACAGTCATTATGACAGAAACACTTCCTACAGCAGATTATCCTATTTACACTTGTGAATTAGATAAGCGTGTAAAAGCCTTAGAAGAATACCCAATAAAAGAAGTAGTCACAGATTTAGACTGCGGATACTTTAATAATACTATTTCTTACGCGATTGCTTTCGCCCTATGGAACAACGTCGGTGGCATTAGTATGTTTGGTGCCGATTTTACTTACAAAGGTAATTTATACTTTGCGGAACAAGGACGTGGTTGTTGTGAATTTTGGTTGGCTAAATGTATGGATGCAGGTATTATTGTCCAAGTGGCTTTGACGTCTGGTCTTTTAGATGCTGACATACCCATTCAAGAAAAATTGTATGGGTATCATCGATTAGAAGATCCTTTTGTTACTTACACAATTAATAATGAAATAGAGATTTGTAGGTGGTCAGAAGTTGAAAAGCAACAAGCTATTCCTATAGGATTAGTGGGAAGGCACGACGGACAAGTACAAGAAGGAATTGTGGAGCCTGAAAAATACTGATGTTTTCATTTGAGTCAGATACAGAAGTTGGAAAGCTCAGTGTTACCACAACGGATAACAGAGGGCACACGATAGAAAAAGTTGCTCAAATGGCAACGGATAAAATAATTTCTATCAGTGACCAAGCCCCTGCACCCATAAGGGAACAAGCTCATGTTTTTAAAGAAACATGCAAAAAGGTGATTGCGTATTATATGCAAGAAGCGGTTAATAACCACATGTGTACGATATGTAATTTATTAGAGAAACAGGGTCAAAAAGACCTAGCTAACATTATTAGGAGACTATAATGGCAATAACACAAGCAATGTGTACGTCTTTCAAAAGTGAATTGATGACGGCGGTACATAACTTTGCGACAAACGGTAATACGTTTAAACTGGCTCTTTATACCAGTTCAGCTACTATGAGTGCTTCTACTACAGCGTATAGCACTAGCCAAGAAGCAACAGGAACCAATTACACAGCAAAAGGTGGCACTTTAACTAAAGTGGCTCCGACTACATCGGGAACGACAGCGTTCACGGATTTTGCTGATTTAACTTTTGGTACAGCTACTATAACGGCCAGAGGTTGCATGATTTTCAACGACACGGCTTCAGGTGATCCTGCGGTGGCAGTCTTTGATTTTGGTGGTAATAAAACCAGTACAGCAGGTAGCTTTACGATTACTTTTCCGACGGCTGACGCAAGTAACGCTGTAATTAGAATAGCGTAGAATAGCCGATGGCTGGTTGGGGTCGAAGTACCTGGGGTTCAGGTCCTTGGGGCGAACCTGCGGTAGTTAATGTATCTGTAGCTCTTACAGGGCTTGCAGGTACTTCTGCGTTAGGTACAGAAAGTGTTAGCGCTGGCGCAACAGTTGCCGTCACAGGACTGGCTGGTACAGGCTCAGTTGGCACAGTTGTTGCAACTGGTGCTGCGATTGTTACTGAAACAGGAGTTGCAGGAACTACTGCACTTGGCACCGAAACAGTTACTGGAGATGCTAATGTAGCAGTCACAGGACTGGCAGGTACGGGAGCTGTTAGTTCGCTTACCGTTACTGGTATTGCCAATGTAGCAGTTACTGGACTTGCAGGAACTGGAGCAGTTTCCAGTGTTACTGCAACAGGCGCTGCAATAGTCACTGAAACAGGCCTAGCTGGCACAGGTGCCGTAGGCACAGTGATCGCAGCAGGATTTGCAATTGCAGGAGTTAGCGGTACAGCCTCTACCATATCCCAAGGTGATGAAACCGTTACCGGTGATGCTAATGTCTATCCTACGGGAGTAGCAGGAACCTCGGCATTAGGCACGTTAACTTTAGTAACTAATAATGTTATAGCGGTTACTACTGACGCTTTAACATCAGGTCTTGGATCAATAACTGCTGTTGGACATGCTAATATAACTCCTACAGGAGTTTATGGCACAGGAGAAATTAGTGGTTTAACGGTTTGGGGCAAAATTGATCCAGGAATTACGACAGATTGGACAGCGATTACGGATTCACAAACCCCTGATTGGAAAGAAGTAGCTTAATAATTATGGAAATCATAGTATAATCATAACGGAGAAGAAAAATGGCAAGTACATACGTTAATAATCTAAGGCTCAACGAGATGGCTACTGGTGACGGTAGCGGAACGTGGGGCACAACAACTAATACGAATTTAGAGCTTATCGGAGAAGCCTTCGGCAGTGGTTCAGAAGGAATCACTGGAACTACGCACACAATTACTATAGCTGATGGAGCCTCAGACGCAGCAAGAACAATGGTAATGACCTTAACAGGGTCTATTACCGCACTCAACAC